ATGAAGGTCTTGCTGTTTGGCGCCACTGGCATGGTCGGTCAGGGCGTCTTGCGCGAATGCCTTACGGCCGTGGACATGAGCCTGGTGCAAACCGTGGCTCGCAGCCGTACGGGTCAGCCGCATTCCAGCAGGCTGCGGACATCAGCGCGCTCGGGCGCGTGCGGTCCGACTGAGTCGATCGCGGGAATTCACCGGGTCCTCTTTCAATACGCGTCCTGCCCGGGCACGCGGTTCAATGCTGGGTGACGTTTGGAAGTCCATCTTTGTTCGCAGAGCGATGGCAACTGCGGCATAGTGTGGGAGAGGGGGAGTCATGGTCTGGTTCGAGCACTGTAAGCGGCCATTTGGTTTGCAAAGTCGAGTCACTTGGTTTGCGAAGTGGCTAGGGGTGGTTTAAAGGCATCGTAACTGACCCTTTGAGGGGGCCTCAAACGCACCTTGTACCGGCACCTGCCCCGGAACACCAGCTAGAACAGGCCCGCAGGCTCCGCCACCACGTCCCAGCTGAAGATAAGAACCTCCCCAACTTCCTTGGCATTGGCGCCTCCGCCGACCGTGTAGGTGTGCTCGGCGCGCTCAATGTGGAAGGCGGAGAACAGCTCACGGATGGCGGGGTGGTCATTGAGGGTGAGGATGGCATGGCCCTTGATGGTGGCCAGCGTCTCGGCCAGCGCCTGGTACTGCTCCCAGCCGAAGTCGACGCCGTAGCCCTCGGTCTCCCAGTAAGGCGGGTCCATGAAGAACAGGGTGTGCGAGCGGTCGTATTTGGCCACGCATTCGCGCCACGGCAGGTGCTCGATGTAGGCGTTGGCGAGGCGAAGGTGTGCCGCCGAGAGCGTCTCCTCGATACGCAGCAGATTCAGGCCCGGCGGCGCCGTGGTCGCGGTGCCATAGCTTTGCCCGGTGACCTTGCCGCCGAACGCGCTCTGCTGCAGGTAATAGAAGCGGGCAGCGCGCTGGATATCGGTCAGGGTTTCGGGCCGAGTAATCTTGAGCCACTCGAACACCTTGCGGCTGCTCAACGCCCACTTGAACTGCCGAACGAACTCTTCCAGGTGGTTCTGCACTACGCGGTAGAGATTGATCAGATCGCCGTTGATGTCGTTGATCACCTCGACCTCGCACGACGGCTTCAGGAAGAACAAAGCAGCGCCGCCGGCGAAGGGCTCGACATAGCAGGTGTGCGTGTTGTCAAAGAACTTGAAAATCCGGTCAGCCAAGCGGCGCTTGCCACCCAGCCAGGGAATGATCGGAAGGGCCATCAGTGTCTCCACATATGAGATCGCACGGTTCTAGGCTTTCCATGCCGGTACCGGCTAGGGGCCTTGCTTGATCCACATCTCACGTGGAAAGGGGTCGCGCTGTTGACGCAGCGCGACGCCCCGATTTTTCTATTAGGCGGCGTGCGCGATGAGGGTGTTGGCCACCGGCTGCAGCATCCACAAATCTTGCGGCGTCACCCTCCTTGCCGCATGGGCACGGAACAGCGGCGAGCCGCCCTCTTGAAACGACCAGGCGGCCAACTCGGAACAGAACCAGCTGTCGTCCTGCTGCCAGTCGCGATGCAGCCCGAGGCCGAGTACGGCGGTGTAGTCGTAGGGCTTGCCGATCTGGCCGGCCGCCGCAGCGATGACAGCGGCCGCATCGTTGCAGGGCAGCTCGCTGACTGCCCATGACGGATCCTGCCGCAGGCGAGCATCCAGCGATGTGCGGGTGACGCCTTTGAGCGCCACTGCCTCGATCACCGAATCCCCATCCACGATGGCCACGTGCGACCAGCGCGACCAGCTACCGACGCGGATGGCCCAGCTCAGCGGGTTGCGCGGGTTGCTACAGAACAGCAGCTTGACGGCGCTCATGCACCACCTGCCGCCGCGGTGACATTGGCGATCGCCGTGGCAGCAGCGGCTTCAGCATCTGCGACGGTCGTTGCAGCATTCACGGTGCCTTTACCGATCAGCCTAGCCGAACGCACACCATTGAGCACGGCCATCCATTGCACAGCCGTCGCCAGGATACTGTCGGCCGCGGCCTTCGGTGTGATACCTGAGGCCGTCGCCCAGCATTGCACGGTCTGTGGTACTACGCCGGCATAACCCGCCGCCTTGTATGCGGTGGCGTCATTGTTCGCCTGCTGGTACTCAGCCAGCCGGCCAGGGCTTGGGCCACCGATAGCCACATAGGCATCATCGACAGCGGCATCGACCGCGGCGCATAGACTGGCCTGAACCTGGGCCAAGGTGAGAGCCGCTGGCGGTACCGCGATCGGCTTGCCAGCAGCATCGGGCTCAATCCTATCCCCCTGCGCCTGCGCCAACATCAGCGCGGCATGCGTATCCGTCGTGATCTCAACGGCGTCGACGGGCACTACTCCACCGACAGCAGAGTCATAAAATCCGCGGCTGGATGCTGAGTAAAAGAGTGTCATGGGTAATCCTCAGTAGCCGATGGCGAAGAGTCGAAAGTTGCGTGTGATGGCATCCGTGCTGCGCGCGAAGCCAGTCAGCACGGTTGGGTAAAATCCCTCACATGAGATCACCGGATTGCCCTGCAGTTGATTACCAGCAGTAGCAAAGCCAGCCAGCGTCGCCGTTGGAAAAGCAATCGGGTAGGTCCAGGAGTATGCAACGTTAGTATTGGCAACGCATGTCACGGCAATCGTGCCCCATTGAAGGATCAGGCCACCGGGGAGCTTCTGGTAACCGCTGGGCCCCAGCAACTGGTTTCCAGTGAACTGCCCCAGGGCGACCGCTTGCCAATAGTTCAGCCCGAACGGTGTTTGTAGGGATCCTCCGCTATTCGACAGCATGAAGAATTCACTAAAAGTTCTGCTCCAGATCACTCTAACTTCGCTATCGACAACGATCTCACCGCCCTGCAACGCCTTAAATGCCTGCCCGATAATGTTGTACGGACCATAACCATTGACCATCAGGGTGCATGCCCCAGTATTGGCATGGGCCGCACGGAACGAAAGGATCATCCCGTCGGCCAGCACATTGAATGCTGGCGCGAAATTACATTCGTAAGCATTGGCTACGCCGGTGTCGTCTGCGCGGTTGAGGCTGCCCGACTGGATCGCGATTGCGAGCTGGTTCGCGATTGCTTCGCTCGGCGCGATGCCGGCAGCTTCGATAACGGCGAGCAGCTCGTCGGTGACCAAGTTGGCCCAGCTCGACGGATCGCGGCTGGCAGGAATGCCGCCGACTGGATTGCCATCGGTGAACTTGCCGCCTACCAGACCGACGGTGGGATCGCTTACGGGATAGTCCATGATCGTTCCTCAGCTATAAAAGAAATTGACTTGCGTGTGTGCCGGCGCATGCTGCGTGAGCACGCACTCCAGCACGGCGTTTTGCCAGCTGGCATAGGCTTCGCCATATACCGAGTCACCGAAGCGCCGGTAGACCACGCTGTTGAGCGGCGCATGCACCTCCCACACAAACTGCCAGTCGGCGCCGCCGTAGTAGTCACCCATCGCTGCGCGAAAGCGACGGGCGCGGCGGTTGACGATGGTCACCGTGTAGCCAAGCGATGCCGCCAGCGCGATCAGGTAGGGCTTGGAAGGCCCGCTATTGCCGGTGAGCCTGGCCACCAAGGCAGAGCGCCGTTGCGGAATAGTCTGGCCAGCGGGCGTGCAGTCATCCGGCAGCCCGGCATTGCGCTCCCAGTCGGCCAGCAGCTCCAGCGTGGAGTCCGGCAGCGATTCTTCGATTAGCGCATCGCCACGCGCGTCGACGCGCGCCAGCTCCTGCGCCAGGCCGTCCAGCAGCTGCGTCAGCGTGCCTTGGCCACCGTCGTCGAGTGCTTTGCCAGGCGGTAACAGCGCGCGCAGCTGCTCGCGGTATTGGTCAGGCGTCATACCCACGTGATCACCCCGAGCGTAGTGATGTGTCCGGTCGGTTCCACCACGTTGGCAGCAGGTACGGTCAGCACGTAATCCGTCACACCGGCAGCGGTCTTGATCGCCTCGTCGATGTCGGTGATCAGCAGCGTGCCGCTCGGCACTGCCTCACGCGCAATCAGATCCTGCAGCTCGGCCTGCACCGCCGCGCGAGTGCCAGCGGTATCGGGAGTCAGGTGCAATGTGAAATTGAGTGGGTCAGCCACCGGTGCCAACGCCGACACGTCGGCATCTACCGGGCACACGCTGTTGATGTAGTTCTGCACGGCCGTCACGGTGGCGCCATCGGGGATCAGGCCGCCGGGCGCGTTGTCGGTGACAAAGCGCACCGTCACCGTGCCCAGCCCCAACTCTTTCGGATAGCACCATGCCCGGGTGACGCCGGCCACGTTCAAGGCCCACTCGATGTAGTCCTCGCTGGTGCCACCCTTGGCCTTCTGCTGGATGCGCGTAATCACGCGCGCGCGCCACAATTCCACATCCTCGATATCGGCGCCGCCGCCGATACCCGCCACGTCGACGCTTGCTGCGCTGTTGATGCCGGCAACGGGCGCAGCCAGTGTCAGCGCCGTGCCGGCTACCGCATCGCCTGCAGCGCCGGCTACCGATGCCGTCACGCTCACACTGGCCACGGCGCCTGCGATGGTAGCGTCGGCCTGCGTCACATATTCGGTGTTATCGCCGCGAGTGAACACGCTGCCAGCTGGCAGGGTATAGCCGTCGACGCCTGCAATTGCCACCGGGCCGTTCGCCTGCGATGCGGCCTTCCGCGGTACGCCCCATGTCGCGGCATGGCGCGCGAGCGTGTCCTCGTCGCAGGTATCTACCAGGATCTGCCGTGAAATCCACTCCTGGTGGCCATAGAGGCCATGCACCGCACCTGCCAGCGTGCGGCCCACGATAGTAGTCATGGCCCGGCGCAGCATGGCCATTGCACCGGGCAAGCGGCTACCGATATCGCTTGCGATGCGACTGATCAGGTTGGCAAGGGTCGGTCGTGCAAACGCCATTACATGGCACTCCAAACGTTCTGATACTGGCGAATGAAAGGCGGCTGGTTGGGCCGGTTGATCTGCACCGCCAGCGTGAGCTGGCCAGGCGCCGTCCAGCTCGCCTGCACATCCACGGAGGACGCCACGCCGTCGTCCACCAGCCACGCCAGCGCTTCGGATGCGTAGTCCTGCGCGCGGCTAGCCACGCTGGGCAGCTTCTTCTCGCGCCGCAGCAGCCACAGGCGCGAGCCGATCTGGTCGCCCGACACGTCGGCATAGCTGTCGCCCCACCAGCCGCGCGGGTCTTCATCCAGCGCAACGCCGTCGTCGTCCTCGGCACGGCGGTCAAGGCACAGGCTCAGCAGCACCGCTGTCTCCAGACCGTCGTCCGTCACCAGGTCGGTCAAACCCATCGCCACGTCGCCGTGGCTGCCCAACCATTGCAGGGCGATATCGGTCATGCCGCCGCCCTCGATGTCAGGGTGATTCCGGCCGCCGTCACCTGCGTGGTGGCGGTCACCTGCGTATCGGTGGTGATGTCGCTGTCGGCATGGATTTTCCCACCCACCTGCAGGTCGTGGGTGCAGGTGACGGTCGGCGAGTCGAGTGTCACCGAGGTGGTGGCAGTCACCTTGACCACCGGCGCCGACACATCCAGCTCATTGCCGGCGGTCACCTGCATGATGCGGCCGCGCTTGAGGACAATGCTGTCGCCCTCGTCGGTGTAGATGGCCACCTCGCCGTCCTGCAGGTTCTTCAACCGGTAGCGGCCGTCGTCCACCGCAAGCGCCACCAGGTGCGATCGTGCGCCGGCGATAGCTGCCAGAATCGCCTCGGCACCGCTCAGCGGCACGCTGCTGAAACCGTAGTTCTGAAAGCGCTGCACCTGCGCCGTTTCGCCGTCCAGCACCGTCACCTGCAGGCCCTGCACCATCAGCGCGTCGTTCACCAGCGTCACCACGCTGCGCGCCAGCAGCATGCGTATGCGCCGCGCCAATGCCGTCATCACGCGCGCGCTCACCACAGGCCTCCATGCGCCGGCGGCTGCGGCAGTTTGATCGGGTCATACGCATGGCGGCCCACCACGCTGATCTCGGTGCGCTTGCCTTGCTCATCCAGCGTGAACACCACCTGGGAGATCAGTCGCGTTTCGTTGATGCCCATGAAGCTGTCGTTTACCGGTACCAGCGTGTTCGGCTGCCACAGCTTGCCGTTGGCCGTCCAGCCGTCGACCGTGTAGGTAATCTGCTCGCTGCGCGCCGCCGCCACCGTGCGCTGCCACTGCGCGCGCAGCTTGCAGGTGGTGGGGTTGCCCTGATCCTCGGCCATGATCACGGTGGGCCGGTAGCGGCCGACGGTGGGATCCATCACGCTCGCGCTCGGCCCGGCGGCGATCGCGCCGAACGTCGTATCACTGCCCGCCTGCTGGGCCTTGACCAGGTACTCCGAAAACCGCTGCTGCATGCTGCTCTGGCCACTGCCAGAGCGGATGTTTTGCCCCAGCACCAGCGAGCCAGCGGCCGCGGCGGCGCCCGGCTGGGTGATCAGCAGGCTGCCCAGCCCATCGGACAACAGCAGCACGCCGCGATAGCGCGCCATGCGGTCCATGTTGTCGATCACCGTTTCGCCCGGCTCGATCTGCCACTGCGCAAACGTGGGGCCCACGTCAGCTAGCACCTTCACCGGCACCTTGAATGGCGCGCACAGGTCGCTGGCGATCTGCGCCATCGTGCGGTTGTTCCAGCTCGAGCTTTTGCATATCGCCGCGCAGTCCACCAGGTCGCCGGTGGCGTCGCGCCCGCTCACGCTCAAGCCATGCGTCTGCGCGTCGTACTGCGGCGCCACCACGTCGGTAAAGCCCTGCATCACCTGCATGCTGCCCAGCAGCACCGACGCCGCCATACCCTTGCGAATCGGCCGTGGTCGAGCAACGCCATCGAAGCGCTCGCTCACGCCGAAGTCAAAACTGCCCGACACCTGTTCCAGCCCGCGGCTTATCCGCACGCTGGTCCAGCCGCCGTAGCGCTCACCGCCGATGCTCAGTAGCACGTCAGTCACTGAGCACCTCCAGCGCGTGGCCACCCGTGGCAAAGCCGGGGTATGGCAAATCGTTGCGCGCCACGATCTCCGCATCACGCGTGGCGTCGTCGTAGAGCCGGTAGGCAAGCACCAGCGTGGGCAAGGTGGCACCCGGCACAAAGCTGATCAGCGACGGCAGTCCCGACACACGCGCCTCGATGTCCGTTACCAGCGCGGCGCGAAGATCCTGCAGCGGCGGGTAGGCCGTGTCGTCGACCGTCAGGCTCTGCGCATCGATCGCGTCCGTCAGCTGGTCGCGCACGCTGATGCCAGCATCGCTGGTGTCGAAACCCTGCAGCGTGACGGTGGTGGCCACCAACGTGGCAGGCGTAGCGGATGTCGACGGCGTGCTGGAGCTCGATGCCGCTGGCAGCAGCTGCACCACGTCCTGCGTCTGCGCCGGCACGCTCGCTGCGGCCGCTGCCGCCAGTGCCACCGCCGTGCCCTGTACCAGGGCGTTCAGCGCGGCGCGGTTGGTAGCCTGCTGCTGGCGGTTGGGCGTGGTCGTGGCAATCGGCGTCGCGTCGTTGCCAAAGTCCAGCAGCTGCGTATACAGGCCCAGCGCATCCAGCGGCTGCTGCGCAATGGTTCCCAGACCCACCAGCAGGCTCACCACGCTCGCGCCGAGGTTGAACGGCGTGCGGATCAGGCTGCTCAAGCTGTCCGAAAACGCCTGCAGCTGCGCGTTGAAATCCGTGATGCTGGTCGGTATGCCGGGGATGCTGTCGCGCAGACGGGTCAGCATGCCCGTCAGGCTGCCCAGGTCGCCCGTGGCCGAGTCGGTCACCCAGCCCGGCACGGCGGTGGTGCTGTAGCCGCCATTGGCAAAGCTCGCCGCCAGCTGGGCGGTGGTGGTCTCCACCTGCGCCTGGCTCTGCGCGGCGGTGTCCGTGGTCGACGCCGGTTCCAGCTTGTCGCCCGCCTCGGCGAAGGGAATACGAAACCGCGCGACGCCGCCATCCTTGGTGCTCTCATGCACGTCGACCGCGTCAACTACCGACACGCGCATGGTGCCGTAGTACGGATGCACCAGCGTGCCGGGGCCTGCCGCCTCCAGCGCGGCGATCAGCTGGTCACGTGCCGTCATGTAGTCGCTGCCAATCACCAGGCAGTTCACCGAAAAGCGGCGCCCGCGCCGACCAAGGTCTTCCGCCCAGGGCACATCGCGCAGCGGGTACTCATGCAGCTGCGTGCGCCGGCCGATCTGCGTCGACACACCCGTGTCGATCAGAAACGGTACGCCGCGGAAGCTCCCCGGCTTCAGGCTGTCACGCCAGGACATGGGTTATGCTCCGGGCGGTCACGGCCAAAGGGGAACGACGATGTGCGCGAAATGGATGCTTGCGGTGGCGATCCTTGCGGGTTGCATGGGTATGGTGGGTTGCTCGGATTCGGATGGATCCGACCTCTCGCAAGCTCAGTCCACCAGTCCGAATAAGGTGCACCGCATCGCGACAGCTAATCTTGGGTGCGCTTCGCTCGATACATATAACCGAGCGGTCAAACTGTTCACTGACCCAGCGTCCGATCAATCGAAAGAAGAAGTCCAGAATCTCTTTGATTCCGGAAAATGCATCGAGCTTGATCCCGGTACCGTGGTTCAGGTCATCGATGATGAAGAATTGAAGGGCCGCATAAAAATCAGGCCGGAAGGCGAGTCGGACGCCTATTGGACGATGCGCGTGGTGGTTGATCCGTAGCTTCATGGCAGCATCAACATCGTGCCGACATCGAGCGGCACCTTGGGGTTGCTGCTCTGCACCGAGGTAACTCTGGCGCGACCGTCCTGGCTGATCTGGATATGGATAGTCCCTTCCAGTTTCTGCAGCGCCGGCTGCGCCTTGTTCATCTGCGCGATCGCCTGCTGCGATTCCTTGTCGCCGAAGAACGCAAGCACGTGCGCAATTCGTTCACCGATCGCGTCGCCGTATCGCGTCCCTTCGATCACATGCTTGCTGAGTTCATGCCCGGTGAGATAGCCGGCGCCTCCCGCGATCGCCACGCCACCGCTGGCGATCGCCGCGCCAGTAGCACCACCACCACCCAGCTCAGCAAAGGCCGTTCCAGCGATGCCCAAGCGGGTGGTAAGACGCTTGACGATTCCTACGGTACCTGCGCCCTCCGCCGCTTCTTCAGCAGCACCAGCAGCACCTGCCACGCCTGCGCCGAAGCCGGCCGGAAAGTTGGTCACAAAAACGGGCGCGATACCCGTAGCCGCCTTCACCGCCTCGCCCTCGACAATGCCGCCAGCCAGCCCGGCCTTGCCCTTGAGGAAGCTCTTCAGCGAGAAGCCCGTCTGCCCCAGTCGGTACAGGCCATAGGCGCCCGCAACACCAATGGCAGCCTCTGATCCATAGGAAACAGCCTTAGCAAAGGCTGGGTGATTACTCGCCACCTTGCCCAGATCGCCAGCCCATTTATTGGTTAATTTGGCGACGGCTGTCAGTTGTGGAAGCAGCGGGTTGAAGATGGTCGCTTCGGTTGTCTGGATAGTTGTAACCATCTCCTGCCACGACATCTTGAAACCCTTTTCACGGGTAGCAACCAACTGCGCAAGCGAGGCCTGCTTATCGAAATCTCTAGCCATCTCATGCCGGCTCTTTGCGCCGGGCTTGTCAGCCTCAATTTCCAACGAGATCGCCTTCAGGCCCGACTGTTGGAATCCTCGGGCCAGCATCTTGTTGCGCTCTTCTTCCGTCATGTGGTGACTGGAAATATAAGCTGACAGCTTGTCGAGCATCGGAAAAAGTCCGATGAACTTACCTGCCTTGTCGTAGAAGTTCAGGCCGTACTTTTCCAGCTGTTTCGACCCACGCATGCTGCCGCCGAAGGCATAGCTCATAGCTTGAGCAAGGTCGCTTCCGCCGGATTCGCCAAGCGGTGATATCACCTTCAACGCGATCGCTGCATCCTTCGGGCTGGTATTACCGAGGTGGGCAATCGCCCCGAAGTTCTGCATATTGTGAAAAAACTCGGTGGCGTCGCCCGAGCCCAAGTTCATTGCCTTCTGCAAAATATCAACCATCCCGCCGTACTGATCGGGCACCAATTGAAATGCATGCGCTACGTTTGCAACGTTGCGCGCGGTCGTAGCGGGGTCAAGGTCGTTGACCTCGGCGAACGCTTCGATCTGATACGCAGCACCGTGACCTATGACTTTGCCGGATGCATTGCGGCGTTCGAGAATTGCATCTTTGGGAACGCCGGCCTGCACCAACTGACGCTGCACATCGGAAACGGCTACGGCGTTGTACATCATGTGCTTGGCGACATCTCGCGCATTGTCGGCAAGCTCGCCCATCACGCTCCGGAGCTGCGTGGCGCCCTTGTATTGGTTCTGTAGCAGTCCCTCTGTCTTTAGCATCGAGTCCTGAAACAGCGACGCTTGCTCGACGGCAGGTTTCAACTTGTCATAGAGAAAACTTCCCACCGCCAGCGACTTCAGCCCAGCCTGGCTGTGCCGGATCATGTTGTCGTAATCGCGCTGCACCGACTTGGCTGCCGCGCCGGTGCCGGCGACCTCATTGCGAAAGCGCCGCAGCACTCCCGAGAAGAGGTCGACGGCGCTGATGCGCATGGCAAGTTTCAGGGTGTCACTCATCAGTGCACGGCTTCCGGGAAGGTGGGGCTGCTACCCTCGGCGGCGACGCTGCCCGCGTCATCCACCACCGAGGGAGTAAGCCCCATGAGCGTCACGAGTGAAGACGTTGGCACCACGTTGTGGGATTTCATGCAGCGCGCCTTCATCGGCGAGGATATGGAACGCGCTCTACCAACCGTTCTGGTCGAACAATGGCTGTTTGAACGTCTGGAATCTCTTGTGCCGATATCCGTGGAAGAGGTATGCCAATGGCCACGCGCATATGGCGCGGCCGCCTTCGAGCTGATCAGCCAATACGTCATGTTCACGGCCGTGAACCCTGATCTTCCTTACCCATCGGATTTTCTGGATGGCTGCGGCCCGCAGCAGCTCGGGCCAGCGGTGCTAGCTTGGTTTGCAGAACATCGCTGGCCATTCCCTCAGCTATTGCATCGCTGATCAGACCCTGCATCGGACGCAACCGATCTGCAGGCATGGTGGCTGCTTGGGCGAAGGCAACTTGATGCGGGTGGTTGGTCAGGGTGTCACTCATCGGCTCAGTCGTCGTCCGTGTTGGTCAGGATCTGCACGTACAGGTCGAACGTGCTGCGCGGCAGCGACACAATCTCCCGGTGGCTCCAGCCGGTGCGGGTGCCGAGCATCAGCACCTGCTGATGCAGGGCTTTCAGCCGCCGGGTTCGGTTTTTCCCAGCTCGTCGGCCCTCTGCTTGTCGGCCACCAGCTGGTCGAAGTCGGCCGGATGCAGCTTGCGGATCAGCTTGAAGTCGATCGGGCCGCTCAGTTCGCCAAGCTTCACCAGTTGCAGGGCGATCAGCGCGCCCTGGAAGGCGAGCCGCTTGCTGACCGGCGCCGAGTCCTCGGCATCGAACAGATCGGCCGTGCCGGCCTCGCGCAGCTCGTAGTCGCGGTGCAGCGTTTCACCGATCTTCAAACCGTGTTTGAGGGTGCCCTTGACGGTGGCGCTCATCAGACCTGCTCCGCGCTGGGTGCGGCGAACTTCAGCGCTGTCTTGCCGCCGCTGTTGGCCGCCGCCGCTTCCACCGGGCTTTCCAGCCAGGCGTGGGCCAGCGCATAGGTCTGGCCGCTGTCGCACTGGAACATGATGGTGGCGTCGGTGGTGTTGTTCAGCGTGTCCAGGTTGAGGCTGGCGTCGATGAACACGTTGCACTCCACCGTGGCCTCCATCGTCTCCTCGGCATAGCCGTAGACCTGGTTTCCCTTCACCACGTTGCGCTTGTTGCCGCCCAGGTTGAGCTTGGCATCTTCGGCTGTCAGCAGCAGCTGGCCGTCGACGGTGACTTTTGCTTTACCAAACATCTTGGCCATTGCGGTGTTCCTTCAATCAGAGGATGAACTGGATCTGCTCGGCGAACACCGTCAGCCCGTTCACCAGGTTGGGGCTGGCCAGCACGTCCACGCGGTTGGGGTTCTGCGCGTTGATCTGCACCAGCAGGTCGGCCTTGTACTGCGCCAGGTCTTCGATCAGGCCGGCGTCGACAAAGTCCTGCCCCAGTGCCACCAGCTCGGTCTTGATGATGCTTGGCGTCACGGTGGGCTGCCCCGGCGCCACCTTCACCGTGTCGCCGGCCAGCTTGCAGCGCGGGTATTTGGTGGTGATGCGTGCGCGCGTGGCCCAGCGCAGGTAGCTCAGCGTGGCGATGGTGGTCACGTCCAGGTAACTGGTGTCGGCGATGTTCTGCGCGTTCTTCTGGTACATGGTCACCTGGCGCTCGATCAGCACGTTGCCGCCCGAGTCCACGTTGAACGTGCTGATGCCGCTGTGCAGCTGCAGCTGGCGCTCATCCCAGGTGAACCGGTCCGCCTCTGCGGGCGGCAGCACACCCGGCAGCACCAGGGTCTGCAGCGGGCGAGCCGGGTCGTTGTCCAGGTTGAAGGCAGCCACCGCGCCATTCACTGCCGCGACGATGCACGGCGGGGTAGGCGAAATCGATGTGCCCATGCACGACATCAGCGGGGAGTTGCGGCCCTGGCCGAACGTGTCGGTGGCCGCCGCCGTACCGCGAAAGGCGGTATAGCCCACGCCATCGATCTGGCGCACGCCACCGAAGCGGCTCAGCAGCTCCGTCTCCAAGTCCGTCAGGCTGGCCGCGTCGGTGTAGGGCATCACAATCGCCTGATACCAGATGTCACCCATCGCGGCGATCGCGGTGCTCATATCCGGGTTGCTGGTGCCCGCGCTCATGGCGACCAGCGCCACGTCCACGCCGGCCGGCGTCTGCTCGCCGGTGTAGTAGTTGAGGCGCACGTCCACGTCGTTGCCGCACAGGCCCTTGTTGACGGCGGTCAGGGTCACCACGCCCAGGGCCGCTACGGCGGTCACCGGCAGCTGCGTGTTGGCCGCGATCGCCGCCGCCACGGCGGTGGCAATCGCCGCAGGCGCGTCGCCGGAATTCACCAGCACGGGCACCTTGGTGCCGGCGATGTACAGGTTGAGCGTGCCGGCCTGGGTGGCCGCGCCGGTAAAGGTGATCGTTCCGGACGCCGCTACGGCGGCCGGCGCGTCGTCCAGCGCAATGGCCACCACCGAGGTGTTGGGGTTGGCCTTTTTCACCGCCGCCAGCATGCTGGCCAGCATCGAGCCGCGGCCGAAATACTGCTCGGCCAGCGCGGCACTCGGGATCGGCGTGGGCACCCCGGCCAACACGGTGCCGGCAGGCAGGCGCTGGCCCAGCACCAGCAGGGTGTAGCTGCCCAGCGCAAGGCCCGACTGGGCGCGCGTCGAGTCGAACTCGATATACGCCAGCGGGATGTAGTTGTCGTTGGGGATGGTGTTGAAGTCCATGATTACTTGGCCTCAGCTTTCGCAGCGGTGGAAGGGTTCGGCGCCGGCGCGGCCTTGGGCGGCTCGCCCTCGCTGACGTCGCCATCGCGTAGGCGCCGCAGCCAGTAGCTGGTGCGCGGCTTGTTGCCGCCGGCGGCAGGCAGCGGCTGGCCGGTGGCCGGGTCGCGCACGGTGATACCGGCCTTGGGGATCAGGTACAGCTGGTTGGTCAGGCTCACGGGTCGCTCCTACTGCGGCAGGGTGTCGGTTTCGGTGATGTCGATCTGGCCATCGGCCGGGGCCATGTCGATGTCCTGGTGGAAGGTTTCAAACAGGCCCAGCGTGCTGCTGTCGATCGCGGGGTTCATTACGGTCTGCTCGAAGCTGATGCCCCACAGTGCGATGCCCAGCTTGTCGATCGAACCGGAATACAAATTGCGGGCATCGATGCCCGTGGGTGCGCTGGTATCGTCGCGGCTCCAGGTGTTGCCGCTGATGCACAGCTGCACGGCCTCCACCAGGCCCAGCGCGCCGGCATCGCGCGCCAGCTGCGGTTGGTCGCGGGTGATCACGAACACCGCCCAGGCCGCCTCGATCATCGGCATGCCCACGCTGGCGTCGTGGAACTGCGATCGCACGCACGCCACCAGCACCGCTGGCGCGCGCGTGGCAAAGCGCTGGATCTCCGCCGCGTTGTCGAACCGGCCGCGGTGACCCTCCACCGTGGTGCCGGCCGGCAGCGCGGCCTTCAGGCCGTCCACCATCGCGGTGCGCACGTCGAGCAGACTCACTGGATCACCGTGCGCAGCAGCCAGCTGTCCAGCCAGTCGCTGGCCACCTGGTGCACGTCCATGCGGTTCTCGGCTGACAGGCCCACATACTCACGGGCAGGCAGGTTCGGCTTGCCCACGTCGGCACCGCCATCGTTCTGGATGCGCGCGTACACCAGGTTCGAGCCCACATCCACTTCCTGGCCTTGCAGCTCCACCACGTGGGTAATGCTGTCGAGCAGGTGGTTCTCGTTCTGCAGCAGGCTCTGTCCACCTGTGCGCGTGGCTGCGTAGGCATCCGACCAGGCCGGCCACGACTGGCCTTCGGGCGAGGTCTTCTCCTCGCCGATGCGCCGCTTGGTCTGCGTGGCCACTTCGGCGCCGATGCTGTCCATCAGCTCGCGCGTGTCCAGGTGCGCCATTGCATCCACCCGCCGCTGCAACGCGGCGAAGTCGACAATGGCCCACTCCATGCCCAGCCCGCTCATAGGTTGCGCACCGTACCGCGGCCAAACATGCGCGGCGGCGCCATCAACGTGGCCTGCTGCCCTTCGGTGGAGGGCGGCGGCGCCAGATCCAGCTGCTGCACGCCGGTAGCCAGGTTCTTCAGCACGCGCAGCGCCTCGGTGTAGCGGTTGCGCATCTCCTCGGTCGGCAGCACCGCCAGCTGGTAGATAGTCAGATCCACCGCCAGGCGCACCAGCATCGGCGGCACCGTGGCCAGCGGCATCTGATACCGCTGCGCCAGGTGCGAGTCGATGATGTCGTCGGCATCGGACAGCGCCAGCAGTACGGCGTCGCCGTCCACCACGCCGTCGCCGTTGCGATCGGCAATGGTCAGCAGCAGGTCGGTGCCGTAGCGGCTGTCGATGTCGGTTTGTGCGGCGTAGCTCATGGCAGGGCTTACTTGCCTTCGCTGCCGGCGTCAGCGGCCGGCGCCACCGGTGTCACCACCGGCGTGGCGGGCTTGTCGGCTGGAGCGACCACCGTGACGGTGGCTTCGCTCACCGACAGATTGGGCTCGGACTTCAGCGCGGTCACCTGTGCGTCGGTGAGCAGGCTCGGATCCAGGTGCGTAGCTTCGCGCGTGAACGCCAGGCCGATGCGCCGGAAGCTATTGGCGACAGACTTCACCACCAGCGCCTTGATCTTCACCAGTTCGTTCTTCGCCTCGGTTTCGACGGCAGCGACAGAGGGTTTCGGGGCCATTGCGGTTTCCTCGTGGGTTCGGTAAGACATCGGCCCGGGTTGAACGCCGGGCCGATGTGATCAGGTCGAAACGATCAGATCGACGCGCGTGCTATCAGCCGGTCGAGCCGTAGCTCATCTGCCAGAAGCTATAGCCGCCGGCCGCGCGCGCCTCGGCGCCGAACTTGTATTCACCGAGGTTGAACACGTCCGGGCTGTCCATGTTGATCTGCTGCACAAATATCGGAGCCTTGCGCTGCTGATAGATGAACGGCTTCACCGGGCGCACAGTGCAGTGCAGGAACCAAGCAGTAGCGCTGGTGAGGCGCGGATTGACCAAGACCTTGGCAGTCCCCTTGAAAGGGTTCGGTCCGTTGTCGTCAAGCTTCGCGTTCTCGCAGATGATGCGGGCCACGGCTTCCAATGCCGGTGGAACTTCCAGAATGTTCGGAACCAGGCCGAGCGGACGGCCCTCGTTGTCGGTCATCGACATGATGGCCGTACGTGCGGCGCCATAGCTTGCAGTGGCCGTTGCTCGCGTGCTGGAATCCAGCGCCGCCGTGCCCTTGTTGCTGACGCTGCTCACTACACCGGCCGCATTCGTCACCGGATGATCGGTGTCGTAAAAATACTGTCCGTCATAGCAAGGGGTGACGAAGGCGTTGTTCTTGAGGTCAGCAACAATTTCGTCAGGCAGTTGCTTCGCGCTGAAGCCGGCATCCTGGGCCATCGGAGCGTAGATACCCAGTTGATCGTCTTCCATATCATTTCGGCGCACCGACACGGTGGCTTCGAAGTCGTCATTCACGATGACGTATTGGTTGGCCTTGAGCGCCTTGAAGACCTTGGAGCCGATCCACTTTCGCATTTTGGGGAAGCGGTCGAGCCAGTCGTAGTTGTTCTGGCTGCTGCCACTGGGCACCAGCATGGCCGTTTCCTGCCAATCGCTTGGCGCGTCGGAAAATGCCTTGTTGAAGGTCGTTTTCAGGTTTAGGAAAACGAGAGCCAGGTTTTCTCGATTGATCAGCATGTCAGCGTGTTCCTCAGTAGACCCAGACGCCGCCGGCATCGACACCGATCACGGTGCCGGCCACGGATTGCGTGTTGCCGCCTGCGTTGGTCTTCGACACGGTGGCGTCGTCGACGATGTAGCAGGGCTTGCCCAGGCTGGCCTGGGTAACCGGGTCGCTGCCGGAGTTGAGCCAGTAGAAAGCTCGCAGGCGGCGCACCCGCACGCTGACCGCACCATCGGCGCCGCCGGTGTTGTCGATGTACTCCTGGGCGCGGCCGAGGTAAGTCAGCGTGGCGGCAGTGCTGCCAGGCACGCCGAAGCCCGTGGCGTTGGCCGCCACGAGGGCGCCGGCGAAGATCTTGGCGTTGGCACCGACAGGTACGGCGATCTCGGAACCGTCCGTCTCCCAGGTATTGCGATCGGCATTCAGTGGCATTTATGCGGTCTCCTGTTGACCGTACTTGGCGATGTCCTCGGCGCTGTTGCCGAACATCCCCGCGATGGTCTTGGCGGCGCCGTTGAGCGCCTTGGGGTCGTTGCCTGGCATGGCCTTGCCCTCCAGGCCGCTGGCGTCAGCCACGGCGGGCGCAGCCTCCACGAACGCCTTGAAGCGTTCCAGGCCACCCTCGGCCGCGCAGCTGGCCTTGTGGTAGTCCACGGTGGCGGGCGTGATCTTGCCGGCCCTCAGCGCGCCGTCGATCGCCGCGTCGATCGTGGCCTTCTTGTTGGCCTCGTCACGCTCGCGCAGCGACGTCTCGGCGGTGGTCGCCCGGTTGAGCGCGGTGTCGTAGTCGGCGCGCGGCACGAACTTGTCCAGCGGCGGTGTGCCGGCGGAGCTGCGCAGCGAATTGATCGCGGTCACGGCTTGGTCGGCCGTGGCCTGCTCGGGCAAGCCGAGGGCCTTGCGGATAGCTTCATCCACGGGGGGTGTCTCCTGGTCGGTGGCGCGGTTGAGCGCCAGGGGAAAGTTGGGTTCGTTGACCAGCGCGACGCTGGTCAGCCGTTTGATCTCGCGTGAGGTCGGGTCGAACTTGAACACCGGCGACAGGAATCGGTACTCCTTGCCGGCAACGGCCTGCTGGCCCTTGGCGTTCCAGGCGACCAAGCCCCACACCGCGCCCTGGCGCACTTCGAGCTTTTCCACCCAGCCGTATGCCGGTGCTTCGCCGCCCTTGGGCGCCACCAGCTCGCTGGCATGGTTGAGATCCACCGCCAGTGCCAACCGGAAGTTGGTAGCGATGGCCTGCGGGTCGGTCATGCGCCACCAGCGGCCGTCCATGCCCTGCACCTTGCCCTGGGCATTGGGCGCAGGGATCAGCTCACGCCATTGCGGCGCGGCGAGGTCAGCGGCATCGCCCTCGGTCAGGGCGAAGCACAAGGCGGCCCGATCGGCCGAGGTTTCGGCCGCGCAGAGGGCGGTGGCAGGGGGCGGAGTGGCGAACATGGAGCCATGTTGCCGATGCCCGGCTGGCGCGGTCAGGCTGAAACACTTCAGTCAGACGGCGGGGCTTGGGCGGGATCAGGATGCGCCAGCGGGGTTGGCCGATGCAAGGGCTAAAAATCGGGGGCGCCCAAAATCGCGTTCTAAGCGCCGCCTTGGATGCTATTGCTACGCTGGCTACCCCGGGGGAAAAGAATCTCCACCGCCCCATTTAACGGCCTTTGAAGAGCCATGCGAAGGGCTAGCGTCGGGTGAAAAATTGCATCGGGTCGGAAAATCCGAGCATCGAAAGGCCAATCACCACCCTTATCCTGTCTCCGGCGGAGTCCAAATTCTTGGCGGAACGGCTCAAAAATCCGGACGTTCCGAACGTCTCATCCCAGCCTGACATATTCATGCCGAACTGATCCAGAAATTCAAGATCGATCCGGGCATTTGCCAAGTCGTCATGCGCGCGCGGGTTGTGCGGTGACCAGTGCGCATCATTGACCCAGCGCTGATGGGCATGGGACAGGCCGCAGCCGAAGGTGATCGAGAAGCACGCTTCGGCAAATAGCTGCCGCTCCGTCGTCAACCATTCATCAGGCGCCCCGGTGACGAAGCGAAACGCGTCTGGCGCCTTCATGGCCAGCCGTGCTGGTAACAAAGGAGGCCTTCCAACAGTTCTCGAGTGAACCCCGAGCGCCTCAAACACGGTGGAAAGAAAGGCGATCACCTGATCCTGATCCAGGCCGGTGGTGTCGATGGCGTAGGTCTTCTGATACATGGCGGCGGTCCTATTTGACCAGGGAAAGATGCGAGACCGTGCCGGTGCGCGGCGGCGGAGACATTTCAGCGGTATTGATGGCGGCGAGGAACAGCGTGATCACCTCGTCCAGTTCACTTGCGGCTTCGCTTTTGACTCGCGTTGGCGCGGCTTGACCGATCAGGCTGATGACGTCGATCAACTGGCGGGCGCGTTCAATGCCCTGTGGAGAGATGCTTACGGTCGCAATATTCATGGTGACTCCTGTTGTCGCTTTTGAAGGCGAATAGGTGGCCGGGCGGTTCAAAACCACCAACAGATGTGGCCCGCAGCTTTCCCCCGAAGGGTGTTGTATGGCTGCAGCCACCCGGCCGTAAACGATAGAAGTCGAAAGCCCGCATGGTGTCGGTGGCGGTTCCGTCTGTTGAGTAAACGGGTTTTGAAGCCCGTGCCCCAATTTATACGCCCCGCAAATGCGCTTCGCAAGCGATATACTCGGCACGCTGTCGCCGCGAAGACTGGAAAATCGCCGGGCCAGTGGTTGCTTCCGAGCTTCCATGTGGGGGTGCCAGGTTTGACCTGGAGGGCGTCCCACCGCGGCTACAGTGCACCACCCTTGTCCAGACGCACCATGCCAGCCTGTTCCAGGTTGGCCTTGGCCACCCGGCCACCGCTGCGAATCGCATTGATCTGCACGCCATCGCGGGCAAAGTCGATACGCACGGCCAGCCGGCCGTACTTGCCATCAGCCATATCCCTTTCCAGCACGTAGAGCAGCGCGGGGAATTTGCCTGTGCTGTCCCAGATCACGGCCTCCGGGCTGGCCAGGTAGTGCACCAGGTGACGCACCTGCAGCAGCGTCAGCGACTTGTCGCCCTTGCGCGCCTCGGCAAGCAGGTGGCTCACCTCGCGCTGCTCGATCGTCAGCCCGGCGGTCTTGGGCACCACGCCCACCCGCTCGTGCAGCGCGCGCACGATCTGCGGGCTCAGCGCGCCGATGGTGCGGCGGCCGCCGGCGTCGGCCAGGCTGCCATCGGCAATGGCGTCCACCCACTCGCCATAGGCGTTCTGCAGGTCGCCCTGGATGACCGGCATCACCTGCGCCATCGCGCTGGCGCCGGCGGCGGCCGGTGCGCGGTTCACCGAGCGCATGAACTCCTGCGCCAGCTGCTGCTTGCGCGCGGCCTGACCGGGGTTGGTGTCCCAGCCGGGGTCGATGCCGTCGACCACACGCTCCACTTCGCCGGTGCGCTTGTTTACCCAGCGCCGGTACTTCACCGGCGGTGCTTCGGTCTTCACCTGGAGCAGGCGCGTCTCGCGGTGGCCGGTAGGCAGGCCGGTATCGGGGTTGAGCTGCATGGGCGCCAGCGGATCCTGGTAGCCCTTGTCCCGCAGGCGGCCGTATTCGCCGCGGCTGACCTGGCGCACCCAGCATTTGCAGCCGTAGCCGTTGGGCGGGTAGGCGTAGCTCCAGAACGGGTCATCCACCGGCAGGACGGTGCCCGACCACGCCACGTGCTGTGGCCGGTGGTGCGCGCTGGGCCCCAGCTGGTACAGCAGGAACGGGTGCGTGACCTTGGTGCGCTGGATCCGCTCCCACTGGCCGGCCGCGCGCGCGGTGCGCAGGTTGGCCTCGTAGATCGTCTTCAGCCGTCGCGGCGAGCCCAGCTGCACCAGGCCGCGATCGCCGGTGAGCGGGTCGGTGGCCTCCTGCACGCCCCACCAGCCGCGCTTCTGCAGCTCGGGGGTGATCTGCTTTGACCAGGTGCGAAAGGTCTGCCCCTTGCCCAGCGCCTCGACCAGCGAGTCACGGGTGTCGCTGAGCATGTCCAGCTCGCCCATCTTTGCTACGGTGAACGCGCTGGCGTGCTCCTCGCGCCACACGTCGCGGTAGTCGAAGCCGGGCTTGAGCCGCTTCGCCTTCAGGTAGTCGATGGCCTCCTGCGGTACCGGGCCGGCGCTGGTGGCGCCCATCGTCAGGCCGCCGGATCGTCGGTGGCGTCGCCGAGCCCGCGCGCCTTGAACGCATTGCTGGCCAGCGAGCGCAGCAGCTGCTCCGGGTCAGTGGTGCGCATCAGTTCGCCCAGGCCGGTGAGAAACGCCTGCTCGCTGTCGCAGCGCGCTGCCAGGGCGCGCACCGGATCCACCATCGGCTCGCTCAGCAGCTGCCAGTCATCCAGCGCGCCGTCGGTCAGGTGGTCGATGGTGTCATCCAGCCGCATGCCGCCCTGCGCGCGGTTGCGCGCGCTCGGCTCGGGCGGCGGTACCGGTGCCGCTGCCGGCGGAGCAGCCGGCGGCGGCGCGGGCGGCTGCAGCAGCTCCTCGTCCTTGGCCGGCTCGGCCAGGCCCAGCTTGGCGCGTATCGGCGCCTGGCCCACGCGCAGGCCCAGCGGCACCAGCAGCGACAGCGCGGTCGACAGCGCCGTGGTGTCCTCCGGCTCGATCACCTTGATCTCGATGCGCGGGTACTTTTTCTGCGGGCCGTAGTTGAGGTCGACGAACGGCCGCACCAGGTCGCGGTTCAGCGTGTTGGCCAGCTGCTTGCCGTCGGCGATCTGGATATCCGTGCGCACTTCGTTGTGCACGCTGGCGGTGTTGTTGTTGAGGCCGCCGCTCAGCGCATCGGTGGTGGAGGTCTGCCCCAGCACCGCCTTGCTCACCTGGCGGTCGAGCCAGTCGGCCAGGCCCATGAACACCTTGTCGCCGCCGTCGCTGGTTTTCTGCAGCGACTCGAACTGAATCTCCATCGACTTGGGCAGGATCGCCGCCGCGTCGGTGCCGATGTTGGCCACCGCAGTGATCAGCGTGTTGATGTCCGACTGCGTCGCGCCGGGCGAATACCGGCCGATGCGCAGCGGCATGCCGAACACCTCGGCAAACGCCATCCAGTCGGTCAGCGTGTAGCTCTTGCACATGTAGGCGGCCGCCGCCAGCCGCGCCAGGCCACCGCGAATCGGCAGGCCGCTCTTGAGCCGCGGCGTGTGCACGATGAACTTGTAGGGCGCCAGCGGCCCACCCATGATGTTCTCGTCATCGAGCAGCAGCAGCTTGCTCTGCGTCGCGTAGTCGTAGCGGAAAAACCGCGGGTCGCGCCAGGTGTACGTCGGCTGCCACTCCTTGCCGCTGCGGTCCCACACGATCTCCACCGCGCTGTAGCCCTTGGCGATCGCGTCCAGGCAATCGTCCACCATGTCGCCGAAGTCCGCGCTGCGGGTCAGCTCGCGCACCGCATCGGCCAGCTTCACGTCCTGCGGCGCATCGCTGGCCGGTTCCACCGACACCTGCAGCCCCGACACCGCGCGCTTGCGCGTACCCAGCACGCTGCCGTAGTGCCACTCGCGCTCCTCCATCTCCTCGGCCAGGGTCAGGTAGTCGCGCGGCCAGTCCTGCACCGCATCGGTGAGAATGCTGGCCAGCCGCGTGGGCGTCAGCGAGCCGGCGATCGGCGTATAGCCCCACACCGAGCGGATGCCGGTGATCGTGGGCCGCGCCACCTCTTCGGTGAGTACTCCCAGCTCGATCGGCTGGCCGTCAGGGCCAAGGATGCGTGATTTTGCCATTACATGGCCCTTTCAGAGGTCTTGAAGCCGGCGGTGAGGCGCACGGTTCGGTCGGGCAGATCGGTGCCTTTCTTGTGCCGTGTCGGCACGGCCTGATAGGCGTATTGCTCGGAGAGATTGACGGTGGCGAACCATGCCAGCACCAGGAACACGGCAAAGTCGCCGTGCCGGTGCAGGTCGGGATCCTTCAGATCCTTGCGGCGTGCAGCGGTGATCTGCGGAATGCCGTCGACGTCCTCGATCGCGCGCACGTCGTTGCCCAGATCGGCATCGGCGGGATAGTCGATCACGCCATCCTCATGACCCTGGATCAGCTTGGGCATCCACATCCCGTACCAGTTCCGGCTCAGCTTGATCTGGTGCACGCTGCTGCCGTATTTGTCGCCGGTGTATTCGGCGAATGTCTCGCCCGAGCCGGTGGCGTCCATCGCGCCGCCGCAGCGGCGTGGCAGCGCATCGATCAGCGTCCACACGATCTGTTCCTGCTGGCGCGCCGGCACGTTGTTCATCTCGATCACGAACGGCACGGAGCGGCGCATGTCCTGGTGGATCGCCATCGGACCGGCAATCGAAAAGTCGCGGTGGCGCGCGAAATCCTGCGCGAACACGTGCCGCAGCGTGGGATCGAGCTTCGCCAGCTCGGGTTTCAGATAACGCTCGATCCAGTCCACACCGAACGCCTCGCGCTCGGCGTTTGACTTGTTGGTGAAGCTGTCATCCAGCGCCAGGCGCAACACGGTGCGCCCGGGCACCATCGCCTGGTCGATCCACACGCCGGGAATACACACGCCGTTGCCGTCTCGCGGGATCGCATCCAGCTCCTCGCGCATGGCCGCCTTGCGCGTGCCATAGCTGTTGCGGATCTTGGTGTACCACTTCAGCTTGCCATCGACGTCCGCCGTCCAGCCCTTCATCATGCAGACGCGTTCGTAGATGCCGTTGGCCACGGCATCGTCGAACGTCACGGTAAACACCTTGGCGTCTTCGCCGTATCGCCCCTCCTGGATATCCTTGATCAGCTGGTTGAACGGGTTGCTGCGGCCGTTGTGGCTGGAAATGATGATGATCTCGCCGCCCCAGATCAGCAGCGCCGTGGCCGCATCGAGCACGCCCTGCACGTCGGGGTGGAAAGCGGCCTCGTCGATCACCACGGTGCCCTGCAGGCCGCGGATGTTGGCGGGGCGCGACGACAGCGCCGTGATCTGGAAACCGCTGGCGAAGCGGATCCGGTACGAAGTGATGTGCCTGGTCTGGCCTTTCTCGTCCTGGTCCTCGAACAGGAACTCTTCGATGCCTGATACACCCTGACCCTGCGCCTGCGCGATGACACGCGCGAACTTGGCGCAGTAGCCGATGAACTCCAGGCCCTTTTCCTTGGTATCGCCGATGTAGAAGATGTTGTCGCCGCCGGCGCTCTTGCGCGATGCGGCCTTGATCGTGCAGTCCAGCGCCACGGCAAAGGTAATGCCCGTGCGCCGGCCCTTCTCGGCGACCTTGATGGATGCGTGGATCTTCAGGAACGCCGTCTGGTGTGCCATCAGCACACCAGAGGCCAACGGATTGAAGCCGTCCGGCACATCGCGAACGCTGGCCGGCAACTCGTCCCATTCGACGGTGCGCAGCGTGCTCGACAGGGGCCGCAGCGTGCCGTCGGCCATCAGACGATCCCCAGTACTTTCTTGCGCCAGAACTCGGCCTGGTCTTCGCTCATGCCCTGCGCGCGCACTGCCTCCTGCAGGTCACTGGCGACTGCCTTGACCTTGGCGTGCACCTCGGCGCGATACCGCTTCAGCGTCACCGTGCTGCGGCTCATGTCGGCGATCGCGCGGGCCAGCTTCGGCAGCTCGATCGTCTCCGGATCCACGTTGATCTCCAGCAGCACGTCGAACAGCTTCTGCTGGGTCAGCCGCATCAGCGCTTCGCTCATGGCACCGTCGTCGTCGGGGCTTCCCTCCACGATCGCGCGCGCCTGGTCGGTGGCGATCTTCAGCGCCTGGCAGCGTTCCTCGAACGCCGAGCCGAACCGGTGCAGCGCGCTCTTGCTGATCGCGTAACCCTGTTCTCCCAGCCAGTCGGTCAGCGCCTCATAGCCGGAGAAGCCGCCGGCCAGCAGGCGCTGCTCCAGCGCCTGGCGCACTGCCTCGGGCAGCAGCAGCACTTTCGAGCGCGGTGCCATGTCAGTACCACTTGCGCGGGCGCGCAATGCCGGGGAAGCAATCGACGGTGTACTCCACCACGTCCACGCCGTAGTGGGTCAGCTGGGCTGACCACACCGGACCTTCCAGCCCGTGCAGGGTCACCAGCTTGCGGTCGCTGAGGTAGTCCAGCTCGCGCCGCAGCAGGCTGGGCGTGATGCGCATGCTGGCATCCTCGAGCGCGCGCTGGACGATGTCCTCGCTCACCGGCAGCGGGCGTCCGGCCTGCAGCACGCACAGGATCCGCCAGCGGGTGCTCTCGCGCTGCGCCTTCTCGATATCGACTTCGCTCACGTCTCGTTTCCTGCGTTGAATCGTTGGTGCACCAGCTCGGCCAGGCGGTCGAGCTTGGTGTCGATGGTGGTGCTGAATCGGATCCAGTCCTCGCGCCGGACGTATTCCAGCGGCAGCTTCACGCTGAGGGTTTCCACCCGCCGGATCAGGCCGCCCATGTCGTTTTCCAGCTTGGCCATACGTGTGCTGCTGCTCTCCTTTTCGGTAGCGCGCAGCTCGGCCTGGGCGTTGAACTTCTCGGCCATGCGCTTCTCGAACTGCACCATCAGAATCCGGCCGAAGGCGAAGATCATCGTCACGATGGCCACGATCAGCGTGATCGCGGTGGCGAATGAAAGCTGGATCACGGGAACCTCCCTGTCTGCGTGCGCTGGTATGCCGCCGCCTCGCGCGCGCACTCGGCGCAGCACTGAGTGAATGGCAACACCAGCAGCCGTCCCGACTCAATCGGGAGGGCACATATGCTGCAGTGCGTTCGTGCCGGTAACGACTCGGCCACGTTGGTCACGCGCTGCGCTACGACGTCGCTGCGCTCACGCTCACTCAGCTCGCTGGCGCGGTCGATCTCATCAATCATGCGGGGTCCCAGCGCTGGCTGCAGATGCCGGCATGCCAAGCGTCGCGACGCTCTTGCGGTCGGCATTGCATCGATCCACCACACCGCGCCAGAGCGGAATGGTTGCCAGCGCGGTGAGCGCGCATACAGCCAGCTTGCCTTGTGCATCGGTGCAATGAGCTGCAGGGGTCGGTGGTCCAGTTAGCTCGTAAGTGAGTGCCGGTGGCATCGGTCGATAGCGCACCACTGGGTGCTCAATGAGCTGGGTGCGGGTGACGACGGTCGGCCTGGTCTGGCCACAGCTCGCCAGCAACGGTAGGACACACAGGCATGCGAGCCAGTGCAACGCAGTCCGGGTGCGCATGGGGCATCTCCTCGATGGCACGGCTGGCAGCTTGTGCCCGCTCGCGCAGTTGGTTGATCGTTGCATCACGCTTGGCCAGCGCGGTTTTGTTCAGCTGGTCTTGCAGATTGAGCTGCGCAATCTGCGCGGCGTCGTCCGACTTGACCCTGGCCAGCACGGCCGTGCTGGCTGCAGCCGACTCGGTGCACTTGCTGAGGTCGACCGACGACGCGGTGACCTTGGTGTCCTGGTGGTGCTGCATCACCCAGCCGGTGGCCAGTGCACCGCACGCAGCGACGGCCAGCAGAATCAGCACGTCCAGAATCAGGGTTTTCATGGACACGCCTGCTGACCGGGCCAGCCGGCCGCCAGGTAGGCCGGCTCAAGCGTCAGCAGGATGTGACGCGGATAAGCGCGGTTCTGGGCCCAGGCATCCGCGCTGCGTCCGGCGTTGACGCGGTCGACGCTACCGAACCAGGTGTCCGGTGGGTGGCCCGCGCGTGATGCCAGCGCGCGATCGCGCTGCACCCATCCAAGCCCGCCGTTGTAGGCGGCCAGCGTCATGGCCCAATGCGCGCAGGCCGCCAGGGCGGTGCCATGCGCGTGGATCTTGTCGTGCAGCCAGGCGTCGTAGCAAACCAGCGCGGTCACCGACCATTGCGGGTTCCACGGATCCGGCGCGCCGACATCGGGACAGATGCCCGGTAGCCAGCGCGCGGTGGCCGGGGTGAACTGCGCCAGCCCCTGCGCATAGGCGCTGGCGGCCCTGGGCTTCCAGCCGCTCTCCTGCTGGATCTGTGCGGCCAATCGCGCCACCGGCGCATTGAGGCCGAAGCGATCAGCAGCCGCATGCTCCAGCGTCAGGCGATAGGCGATCGCAGCAGGCGGGATGCTGGGCTCGGTGGCGTGAGCGGTGCGCATCGACATCAGCACCACGCCGGCAATCAAGAACGCCGTGCCAATGACCGCGCGTACAGCGGGCGACAGGGTTTCCGGTTTCGCGGTCATGGACCCAGCGATCCAAAGCACGCCCCTGAGTATGAGGATCACAGCAAAGACTGTGGCAAGCATCACGGCAGCAGCCCCGCAGCGATGATCGCCGCCGCCACAATCAGCGCCCGTCGCTTCCATGCCGTGCCCGCCTCGATGCCGGTGAGCTGGTGCGGCCGCGCATACGGGAAGATGGCGCGGTCGATGTGGTAGCCGGCGTAGCCGCCCATGCCGAGCTTGGCGATGCCCCACAGGGCCAGCCCCAGCTTCATCGGCGCGAGGATCAGCACGGGCACGATACACAGCGCAAACAGGAGCAGCAGCGGCCACGCGCGCAGCTTGTCCTGCAGGTTGGTTTTCAACGACATGACACCGGCTCCTGAAAGGATGCCGGGCTGCGCCCAAGGGGTTAAGCGAGCCCGGCGGAGTCGCATCGAACGATGCGCCAGGTGTCAGGCTACGGAGTGGGGGTCGAAGCGGTCAGGCTGAAGCGCTTCAGTGCGCCTACCGAAACAGGTCCGGCTCGTCGACGGCGTCGGTGTCAGCGCGGGCAAGGATATTGAACACTTGCCGCTGCGTGAGGGCGCACTGTAGCGCGATTGTTGCCGTGGATGCACCTGCGCGCACCTGGGCCACGATGTGGCGATCGCGGGCGGCGCGCAGCGCGGCGGCAGCGCGATCGAGTTCGAGATATTCGCGGGCATGCACGCCCACCAGCTGCTGCAGCGCCGGCAGACCGATCAGCGGTACCAGCCAGTGGTCGGGTGTGGCCTGCTCGGGCACATAGATGCGCGTGCCGCCGCGTGCCTCCACCAGGCGCAGCGTGGCCGGCAGACCGATCACCTGGGCCAGCTCAGCCAGGCGAGGCGGCAGGTCGCCCGCATCGACCATGTGCAGCTGCGCGTTCACGCGGTTGCTTTTCCGTATTTGGCAAAGGCTTTAGCGCGCTCGGCATCCCACTCTTCATCGTTGAGCCTGCCGTATTCGTGCATTTTGTCGACATAGAGCAGCTGCTCTTTCAGCGGATCCGCCGCCACGCTCGGTGGGCTTGGCCCGACCGGGCGATGACCTGTACGTATGGAGGCCTCGCGCGCACGCTCACCCGCGGCATCAGCCTGGTCGGCGATGCCGTAGACGATGGCGCGCAGGTAGTGGTGGTTGCCCAGCGGCAGGGTGAGCTTGGCGCGCTGCTCCAGCATCTGCTCGATGCCGGCGACCCAGTGCGCGCTCGATGCCGGCCGGCGCACGCCGCCGCGCTCGTCGCGGCACACCGTGCCCTCGCGCACCAGGGCGTCCAGCGCGGCCACCAGCTTCACCGCCTTGACCAGGCGCAGCTTCTGCTTGGCCGGGGTGAACAGCGCAAGGTACTCCACCACCGCGCGTCCCAGCGCCGGCTCCATGCCGGCCAGCAGCATGCCGAAGCGCTTGCCGTCCGGTTCCAGGAAGCCGGCGACGATCGGGAAGCTGTCGTTGCAGCTCGGGCAGGTGACGTGCATGGTCAGTCGCCCCTGGTGTTGAGGGTGACGCCGGGCTTGGCTTGCAGGCGCCGCACCGAAGCCTTGAGGCGCTTTTCTTCAGCGCGCAGCTTGTCCACGCTGACGTTGAGCTCATCGATACGGTTACGCACGAACTTGTAATTCCGCCATGCGCTCTGGATCTGCGCGCCGTTCTTATGGAGGTAATCGAACGGATCGAGCGCGGCATTGCATTTGGCGCAGCGAATCTCCCTTTCGTGTTCGTCGATCACCAGCGATGCGTGATTACAGAAGCCAAAGGGTTGGTGCTTGATGGTTACGGGGCAATCAGGGAGCTCGCCGGCGATTTTAAGCACGCGCACGTTGTCGTCGCGGTCTTCCGTGCTCATAGTCGATTCCCCTTGTAGTCGGTGAAGTAGCCGAAGTCTGGCTTGCCGGGTATCCAGAACCAGCCGACAAAGCGCGACCAGCGCACGGCCTCACCACGCTTTCGCAGCTTGCGTCGGCGATGCTTGTTACCGATCACGCGCCACTCGCGCGACTTGACCTTAGCGATGTGCGCGGCTTCGATCTCTTCATCGTTCATCAGTCACACCCTCCCAGCTGCGTCGGTTCATGTTTGCGGCGCTCATCGTTGGTGCCGGCGTAATAGGCGCGTTTGAGCAGCTCATGCACGCGTCCCTGGTCGCGGGGTCGCAGCAGCGACACCTCGTCGATAAAGCGCCGCAGCCACAGCTGGTGCCAGCGCAGACGGCGCTGCTCGACCTCTTCTTCATGTAGTGGCATCAGTCGTCGAGTCCCAACTGCAGGGGAAGTTTCGGCAGACGTCGCGGCGATGGTTTAGTTGTGCCCTGCGGCATCCTGATTTGTCCGGAGCGAACATTCCGATAGGACACGTTCACCTCGTCACCGGCTTCATAGACGTAGCCTGCGTCTTCGTAGTGCTCTTCGCACTCCACGGCCTGGGCGAGCAGCTGCACCACCTTCATACCCGCAGTCGCCGGCATTAGATGGGTGTAGTAGCCGATCTTCACCACGCACATCGGCTCATTTTTCAGCTTATTGGCCATCACTTTCCCCTCTTTCGATTGGCACTCATCTGCAGCGCCGCCACCAGCCGGTGAAACTGGTCGGCGCGCAGCCACTCCACGCGTTGCACCTTGAACATGCGCTTGGCGGTTCCGTGGGCGTAGTTCCAGCTCTTGTCGGTCTCGGCGAGGATGGCGCCGACCTTGCCTACCATGCCGGCGATCTCCTCGCGCACGTTCTGCGGTGCATCGGGCATGTTCACCGCATTGCGCATCTGCCGTTGGCCTTCGCCAGCCAGGCGGCGCAACTCGTCCAATACCTTGGCTCGGCCCTGATGGTCGAGGTCAGCGCTGCTGGCCACGTTGCCCACGCGCTGCAGCAGTGCCACATAGGTGTCCCGGTCCAGGTGCAGCTTCTTGCTGGCTAGCACGTGGATGGCAGCCAACTCGCGGTTGCGCTGGGCTGACGGTTTACTGATGGGGTTGGGCATGGTGTTCTCCTGGCAACGACTGGGTTGGATTGACGGCATTCAGCCAGTCGGTACGCCATGCGCGCGCTTGCGCCAGGCAGACATCCAGCACCTGGGCAATCTGCTCGGGCGTTGGCACCTTCGGCTGCGCGCGCGCCCACAATGCGAATCGCATCGCGCGTTGCCGCTGACTGCCGGCTGGGCGTCCTACGTGCCGGCCCATTACGCGGCCTCGGACAGTTCGGCGACGTTGAAGACCGAGGCGCTTGCCGCCCAGGCCCGCCAGGCGTCGATGTATATGGTGCGCACGGCCACCTTGCCGGGCCAGCTGTAGATCACGCGCTCGCCGTTAATGGTCTCGACTTCGCGGGTTTCGCCGGCGACGGTGACGCGGTCGCCCTGCTGCGGGTTGATACGGGGATCGCGGATCATGGGTGGCTCCAGATAGTGACAAGCAGTGCATGGCCAGCTGGCGTGGCCGCGAAGACGCATAGCGCCACAAAGGCGAGGTAGGCGACCCAGCACCAGCCGACCATGCACAGGCCGTCAAGGTCAGATGGCTGGTCGCTGCGGCGGCGGTTCACGGTGCATCACCACCGCGCGCGACGATCCAGACCGTCACACACGGAATCAGGTTGATGCACAGGCGCTTGTGCTGGCTCGACCAGTGCGCGCCGATCCAGCAGCTGCCGAGGCGGAAGAGGAGGCCGGCTTTCATGCCGCGGCCTTTTTTTTGCGGCCCGGATACGTCTCGACCACATCGGCCTTTAGTGCGTCGATCAAGCGGCGCTGATCCTCAAACTGGCCGCGGAGGTACTCGTCGACGTCCGACCATTCGTTTTCGATCGATTCCAGGAGCTTCGCAACGCGATCCAGCGTACGTACCGAGCGCACTGCCAGCGGCCTTTCTGTTGGGCAAAAGCTCATGCCGCCGCCTTCGCCGCGTGCAGCGGCTGCATGTTCGGCGCCGGTGCAGCGTCGATGATCGGCGCATAGGCATAGACGCCACGCACCACCTGGTCGCAGGTACCGCTGATGTAGAACTCGCCGTCCGTCTTGCGGTAGGCCATGAACACCACCGGATGATCGTCGCCCGGTGCGAACACGCTGACCATGACGTCCTCCAGCAGCTTGGGTTCGGCACCGGTGATCGGGCTCCACTGGCTGAGCGGTTCGCGCAGCCATTCGCGGGTGCCGTCCTGGTGCAGCAAGCACCAGCGGGTGGTGTCACCGAGCACGCCGGCGAACACGCCGAGTGCTTGCAGGATCTCGGTGCGGCGCGCCGGCTCGAACTGCAGCATGTGCTTCCAGCTGCCGGCGGTGTTGATCTGCAGGGTGATCATGCTTACACCCCCGAAAGATCCAGGCTCAGCGCCTGGTAGCTGCCATTGGCCTGGCGACGGTGAAAGCGGATATAGCTCTTGGAGCCGACCACCTGGACGGCATCGCCAATGGCCTCCATCGCACGCAGCCATCGCTCGTCCTCGATCGCCAGGCGCTTGAGGGCCAGCACGTTGCCGGTGCGGATGTTTCCGGCGCTGTCGACGCGGAACGCGTCCTGCACCAGCAGGGCGATCTCCGGGCGGGCGTCGAGGGTCCACTCGTGCAGGCATTCGTCGATCAGTTTCTTCGCTGCCTGCAGGCGCTCGTCGAACACGATGCGCTCCGCGATCGCACGCTGGATGCGCAACTCGCCGTCGAAGCTGAGCAGCTGCACGTTGCCCTTGTCGCCGCCGAGGCTGACGCCGTATTCGTTGGCACTCAGATCCACGAACGCCTCGATATCGGCGAAGGTGGCCCGCTTGAACTCAGCCAGCACCTGGTGCACCGCCTCAGCCTTGGCGAACAGCTCGCGTACCAGCTCGTCGCGCGTGAGGTCGATGGGCTTGATCTGGCTCTCGGGCACCAGACGGCCCTTGGCGTCTTGCCGGTGTCCGGCGGGGATGGTGTGTGCGTGTGCGTTCATTCGGCGTGGTCCTGGGAGTCTTGCGCCGCCTCAGCGGCGGCGCGGTGAATGTCGTGAGTCGTGTCGCGCATGCGCTCGCCCAGCCAGGGCGGCAGCTCGTCGTTGTCGCCATCGGGCTCCTGCTGCGCACTGGCCAGGCAGGGCGGCAGCAGGCTGTCGGGGATCTCTGGGCCCGGCACAACCTTGCCGTGGCAGTTGAAGCCGTAATGCCGCATGGCTCAGTGCCTCCCCTGGTTGAGGCGGGCACGCCGGCGGCGAAGCCGAGCCAGGCGATGCTTTTGACGTGCCTTGTGCTTCACCTTCGGCATGCCGTGCCGATGGCGCGGCACAGGGCGGCGCTTGCCACCGCTACGGCTCGCATCAGGCAGGGTCTTGCCCGATGCGTTGAGCTGCGGCATGGCCGATGCCGATGCAAGCGCTATCATCGAGATGGCGAAAGTGAGCATGCGTCGCTTGAGCATGGGTCAGCCCTCCCGCTGCAGCAGCACGTGCGCTTCGCGCTCGATCCACTGCACCTGGCAGCCCATGACCTTGGCCACCTTCGTGGTCTCGCGGTGCGCGCCGTTGACGCGCCGGATGCAGATGGAGCCCTGCAGCCACTTGTCGGTCGGCGGGTCCATCTCGATCACGGCGTAATCCTTGCGCACGGTGACCTGCAGCACGGTGCAGTGGTTCAGGTGCAGGTAGATCACGCACTTCTCGGCCCGCCGGATGGTGTCCAGCGTCTGGTTGCTGTGGTTGCTCAACCGCAGCGCAATGGCGGATTGAATGCCCTTGAAAGACTTGATCATGGTGTTGGCTCCAGCGGCAGCCCGAGCTGCCCGCGTAGGTCCGGCAGGGCCACGCGCTTCATGGCGCTGACCTGGCGGAGGGATGTCATGGCCCGGTCGAACAGGAAGCTGCAGGCCCGGTCGAGTTCGTTTTCGGTGGCGGCGAGGTAGTAGCCATGCGTCGGGTTGGCGCAGATGCGGTGACCCGCGGTGCGCAGCGCCTCGATCACGGTGCGCAGCCGCCGCTGGTCGGCATCGCTGTGCCGGCCGGTGATGGCCTGTACCAGTTGCTCGGCGGTGTGCCCGCTGGACTCACCGACGCAATGCTGCAGATGGGCCAGCACGGTGTCGGGCGTCAGGTCTTGGCTGCAGAAAAGGTCGGATTGCATGGCGTCCTCGCGGGTGGCAGGGGTTCGGTTATTTGCCGCCGTCCATCAGCTCGGTGGCGGCGGCACGCACGTCTTCGCAGCACACACCGCGGCCCTCGGCGGCGGCGTGCATGCTGGCCAGGCGCAGGGTCTTGGTGAGGGTGCGCAGGGCACCAGGCCGGCGCGCGATCTCGATCAGCGTGTTGCGGCACTTGGCGTCGTCGATGCCCCAGGCGGTGATCAGGGCGATGATGTCGGCCTCGGTGCTCTGGCGCAGGCTGAGGCGCTTGCCGACGCGGCTATACAGGCGGTCGAGCTGCTGCGCATTGCGGCCGCCGGCCATGCGGGCGAACACGCCGTCGTTGCCGACAAAGGCGATGGCGATGCCAGTGGCGTCATGGATGGCTCGTATCTGATCGAGTGCCTGCACCGACAGGTGCTGGGCCTCGTCGATGATGAGCAGGCCGTGGGTGTCTTTCACCCGCTTGCAGACGCGCTTGTTGATGGCGCGTGCGCCGCCGCCGACGTCCAGGTTGAGCGCCTCGGCGATCTCCTGCAGTGCGGTGACCACGCCGCTGGTGCTCGGCTCCATCGTCACGATCCACACGTTGGGGCTGCTATCACGGTAGTGCTCGCAGGCGGTGGTCTTGCCCAGGCCGGCGCCGCCGTAGGTGACGGCGATATCGCCGGCCATCTGCGCGTAGGCCAGCGCGCCGAGCACCCGCGCGGCGGTGGGCGTGTTGACGAAGCTGGGCGCGACCGGCATGGCACTGCCGGCGGCGCGGCGGGCCATATCGGCCTCCAGCCACAACCGCAGCTTGGCGTCGACGCCTTCGTTGTCGCCGGCATATTTGCTGCCGAGCCACTGGTTGAGGGTGGCCGCGCTGATGCCGGCTTCCTTGGACAGCAGTGCCTGGCTGAGGCGCTTCTGGCTGAGCGCGGTGCGGATCTGCTCGCGCAGGTCGATGTCGCCCTGATATGTTGGTGCCACGGTAGCGGTGTCGTTCATTGGTGTTGCCCCTTGTCAGTGAGTGGTGTTGCTGCCTAGCTGCGGCGGTGCGCTAACACCGCCGCAGCGCTTATGCCTGGTCCTGCTTGGCTTTCTGATCGCGGTACCACCAGATCGCATCGAGCGCGGTCTGCTCCATCACCGCGACGTACAGCTCGCGGTGCTCCGGGGTCAGCACGGAGAGGAGATCGGCCTCCATCAGGTCGATCAGTGGCTGGCGCTCGTCCAGCTGCAGCTGCACGGTTTCGCGGTCTTGCGTGAGGTGGGTGTTCAGCACCCGCTCCAGCGCGGCGGCGTAGTGCTCGGCGATCAGTTCGTGTTTGGTGCTCATGGTGTTGCCCCTTGGTGGTGACGCGTGGTGCTGCCTTGCCTCGGCGGTGCCCTAACACCGCCGCGGCGCCTATTTCTTGGTGTTGTGGATCACTAGACGGAGCGGGCTTTTATCGGGCTTGCCGGGGCCGCTCAGGTGGGATTTTTCAATGAAGTAGCAAGCGAACCAGATGCCTCGCGCATAGCCGCGATAGAAATCTTCGCTTTCCTCAATTTGTGGTGGACGTAAGCCGCCTTCTAGCTGCGTAACGAGGTCGAGCAGATCGCTTCGGTTCGTTCGCAGGACGGCCGTGGTATGGCTCTTAGTCAAGGGATTCCTCCTTGCGCTGGCGCTGGTAGGCCGTCGCGAAGAGATCAAGCTTGCTCGGGCCATCGGTACCGGTGGCTGCCATGCGCTGCGCTTGTGGCTCGGGCTTCTTGCCGTGCAGGCCGAACACCGGCGCCAGCACGGTGGCGATCGGCATGCCGGGCGGCTCGACGTTGGGCAGTTGCGCGGCGACGCTGGCGGCGTCCATCAGCCGCTCGGCGGCGAGCATGTCTTTTGCGGCGCGCTTGTATTGCTTCTTGCCGCGTGCATGCTCGCGCGCCGCCTGGGTATCGGCGAAGCCGACGGCGGCGGTGCATGGCGCATCGCCGATGTAGGTGCCGTCCAGTGCGTAGACGTGCGCCACGCCCTGCAGGTGCCAGGGGTCGACGCGCAGCACCACCTTGCGGCCGGCGTGCTCGCTGAGTGCCTCTGTCCAGTAGCGGTTGCCGGCCAGGCGCACGCTGCCATCGATCGGGCTGGCGGTGACGGCCTCGGCGGCCAGCAGCAACTGGCGCAGCTGTTCCTCGCTGACTTTGCGCACGGTGATGGTGGCGTAGCTGGCGGCGAATGCCTGGTCGAAGCTGCGCCCGGCGCAGACGGTGGTGCGCCGGCCGACGCGAGCGTTGTGGGCGTGGATCTCGCTGTTGACGACGCGCTCGAACTCGTCCCAGGCCACCGCGCGGCTGCCGTAGTTCTCGGGCTTGTTCATCACGTTGTTGCCGACGTAGGCGCCGGCGAACGCGGGGTGCTTGGCGATGCGATCGCAGAAGTCACGCCAGGCGCGCTCGATGGGTTTTGCCTGGCCGTGGTACGGGGTGACCCAGTGCACGTTCTCGGCGCCGACCAGGGTGGTGATCAGGCCGGCGGGGTCTTCCTCGCGCACTTTGAAGCGGTAGCGGTTGGGTGTGCCGCCGGTCATCCACTTGCTGGCAAAGGCGCGGCCGTTGTCCAGGTAGACGCTGCCAGGAATGCCGTGTTGGCGCACCATGTCGCCGAAGCTGAGCCGCACCACGTCGCTGGATTCGTGGTCGCACAGGCGCCACGACAGCATCTTGCCGCTGTAAAGGTCTTGCCAGCCGAGGATGCATGGGCGGCCGATGGTGCCGTCGGGGAAAACCACGTTGAAGTCCCAACGATGGCCGTCGCTGTTCACGCCCTGCAGGGCCGCCATCAGGCTGCGGTCGCGGATCTGCGCGGGGTAACTGCGGGCGAGTGCCTCCTCGCCCTCGCGGGCCAGCACGCGCACCGCCCTGGGTAGCTCGCGCACCACGCGGCGGGTGAAGGTCTTGAGGCTGGGCAGCTGCCACCCGCGCGTGGCCGCTATGCGTACCAGGCGGTCGTAGCAGCTGCTGGCGGTGGGCTGCTCCAGGCGCAGATAGTCGGCCTTGAACAGCTCCCAGGCTTCGGGCTCGATCTCGACGGTGGCGGTGCGGCCGGTGTAGTGCGGCAGCAGCAGCGCGGGCCAGTCATGCTGGCCGGCATGCGCCACCGCCTGCTGCCAGCGGGCGATGCTGGGCGCGCTGCCGCCGCGTATGCCGTCGCGCTGCAGCTGGGCGGCGACGATATCGCGTGCCTGCATGAGCGGGGTGCCGCTGCGCACAAGGCTGGCGACGGTTTGCAATGCCTTGAGGCGCATGGCGGCCTCGTCTTTCATGGGCTGCTTGGCCTGCTCGTAGCGCTGCCAGGCGGATTTCAGCTGGGCGTCGCTGGGGGCGAGTTTATTGCGGCGTGGCGTGGTGGCCGTGGCCGGCTTTTCGCGCAGCAGGATGGCGGCTTGGGTGATCGCTGGCAGGCTGGTGAAGGCGTATTCCTTGCCACCGCCACGGCCTTCGCGCGGGCGGGATATCCACTCTTCTCGATCAGCCTTTTCCCGCACGTTTCGTTCAGTGCTTGGAACACCAGCCAGGCCAGCCAGCAGCGCGGCGGTATACCAGCGCGATGCGCCTGATCCGTCGGCCATCAGCTGGCCCTCCGGCGGATTTCTTTCAGGTTGCGCAGCTGGGCGTCGGCCTGCTCGCGTTCGCGCATCAGCCGGCCGATCTCGGCGTCCAGCTGGGCGGCGCCCACCAGCACCTGGCCGCCGTGCACGGTGGCGTGCCAGTTGCACAGGTCGGTGCTGGCGCAGACGGTCTCCAGCACGGGGGCCAGCCACAGCGGGCAGTTGAACTCCTCGCGCGCCGGCGCGGTGTAGCCGTCGAGCATGTTTTTCGTCACGTCTTTGCCGCTGAGGCGGCTGGCGCGGGCAGCTACTTCGTGGCGATCCATGCCGGCCTTGCTGGCCACGGCGAGCATCACGGAAATCATCTCGCTGACACACGATCGAAAATCCATCGATCCCGGCAGCGCGATCGGTCGCTGCGGGAGCTGGAACAGGTCGCCGGTATGTCCATCGGACCGGCCACGGCGGATAGGGGCCATGTCTAGGCCGCCTGGCTTTGCTGCATATTGCGGTCGTTGGCCGGGGTGCTAGTCTCTGACTCAACTACCTTCAGGCCGAGCGCCACCGCGATTTCGTGGGCTCGACCGTAGTACGCCTTGTCGGCACCGTTGATGACGCGATACACCGCCTTGCGGTCGTAGCCGTTCTCGGCGGCCCACTTGGTCAGCGTCTTGCCGCGCTGGCGCAATTGCTGACGTACCTGATCGGGAGTGAGTGCAGTTTTGCGTGTCATGGCGGCGTGAAGTCCCCTTGTTATTTACTGGCTATGTCTGGGGGTAAATATACGCCCTTTAGGGAGCACGTCAAGCCTAAAGGGAGCATCCGAGTTGATGGTGCACCTCATAGGGTTCGGAGTTGATGAAAAATGAATATAAAACATGAAGTTGAAAACAACTCGGATGCGCTCTATGTAACTCGGATGGAGCATCCGAGTACCGCTGGCGAACTCGGACGCTTCGTCGATCGATTGGAAATCATCCTCAAAGGGCGCAGCGCGCGCTCTTTTGCGCGTGCTGCCGGCGTGTCGGAGACGGTCTTTCGCAAGTACGTGGCCGGGATAAGCGAGCCCACAAGGCCCGCGCTGATAGCGATGGCTGTCGAGGCTGGCGTTAGGGTGGGGTGGCTGGCTGCCGGCGAAGAGCCGATGTTGCGTAACGCCGCTCAAGCCGCATCAGATAGCGCTTCGCAGGCAATGAGACTGGACCCTGAAACGCTGGTTTCATCCATCGCGGCGGTGGATGCGGGCTTGGGTGCGCTCGACGTCACGTTGCAGGCGGCCGACAAGGCGCGCCTGGTGATGGTCGTGTACCGTCGGCTGGTCGAAAGACAGCTTCAGCCCGCTGAAGTCGTCGCGGCGGTGCTCGAATCCATTAAAAATGCCGTGAAACGGTAACCACACACCTGCCACAGGGGGCAGTTCATGTCGAAAGAGCAATTTCAGCGTGAGGTAGAGGACGTATTCCGTGCAGCGGCTCCGCGCACCGTGGCCAGGCGCCGTGCTGCTGCGGGCCAGCGCCATATCATCAGCGCCGCCACGGGCGGCGTCGCGGTGCACGGCAACAACAACACCGTCCAGATCCGGTCAGCGAGCACCGCTGACGCCCTGGATCAGGCCGTGCAACGATTTCGCCCATGTTCGCGCCTGTTCGTCCGCGTCTACAGCCTGATCTGCTCCGCCTGGCTGGCCACATCGCTGTTCGATATTTCCAAGGCCGCCGGCAACATCCTCAACGTGGGCGACTGGGTGCGCGTGCATGGGATGTTCTTCCTGGTGCAAGCCACCGTCGGCTCTGCGCTGCTCACGGCCACCATCCTGGTGCCCTCGTGGCTCCTATCGCGCCTCTTTTCAAACCCCGTCTTGTAAACGCCCTTCAAAGACGCTTGAAGCCGGCGCTATGGCCGGCTTCAATTTGCAAATCTAGTGTCTTTCGCGCCTTTTTCTGGCCCATTTTGCAAACCTACGTCATCAGCTGTTGAGCGATTGATCGTAGCCTTCATCAATCGGGATGATCCCACTTCCATCCAGTGCCAACAGTTGGGCAATAACGCGCTCCTTGGCCAGGTGAAGGCGCCCGAGCTCGATCAGTAGGTCGTCGCGCGACCTTCGCGGGCTGGCTTTGATCGTTGCGGTTCGGGCGCGAGCGTCGCCAAGGCTAGAATCTGCTGCCCGCAGGGCTACGCTATGGCGGTGTATGGCGCTCCGGCTAACGGTGTAGCCCTTCGACTCCAGCCATGCGGCGTGCACATCGAAATCGCCGTAGGTGCTTTCGCGCAACCGCGTATCGAGGCTATTCTGAAGTTCTAGCGGTAGCTTGGTGATCGCTGATCGACGGCCCATGACATCTTTCTCGGCTTTTTCGGGATTTTCATCCTATCCCTTTATTCGTGCCTGTGTCGATGGTGCCCATCCCTCGTAATCCCACCATGCCCCGTGCCTTCCCGCATTGCTCATACCATGTGTCCCCTCACAAGCACAACGGCGTGCGGCTGCCGAGTTTCTGTGGCGCCGAGCATGTGGCATTCGAAGAAACGCGCGCCCTGCAGCGCGTGGCGCGTACTTGCGCCTGTTTTCGATCAGATCGGGGGAGATGCTCGGAGCGCTTTGCAGGAGCGATCCAGCGTGAGGTTCGTCTGCAGGCAACGGCGCAGGACTGGTCGCGGAGCAGGGCGTCGGCGCGCAAAAAATTGCGGCGCAGTTTGGTGTCGAGGCCGCGCTGCCACGCTGACCGGTTTGTCAGCCGCGCAGGCGATTATATGCCCCGCGCTATCTGCACCGGCGCTATCGTCCTGGCAAGGCTGATGTTCCGCAGCGATCTCCGGAACTCATCGATTTTCGTAAACGAATGATCCCTCAAGGCGATCCGCATCCATGCCCACTATTTCCAACATCCAGCATCTGGTGCGATCGGTACGCCCGCGCTTCGGTCGCACAGATTGCGACAGGGTATTCAGACAATCTCCGTTCGCCGCGGCACGCTGGTCACGCAGCGACACGCAAGGGTCCTGCGCGCTCTGGCAATCTGCACTTTTGAATTTGCCGTTTGCTGCGGGCAAGGCTGTTCACGCTGCGATTCTTCAGCGACTTCGAAGATCCACAGAGCCCGAGTTTCCGGCATGCGGTTCCGATGCCGGACCCCGGCTGGCGCAAGACCCACGCGCTGGCCACGTCGTAGTGACCTACTGCATTACTCACGTCTACAGGAGATTCAA